CATCTGTCCATCTAGGGTCTTGATGCGTCTCTTGACCACTTCCAGCGTCAAGTCTCCACCTCCGTTCCCGCGAGAGACAGAAGAACTTCTCCTCCCGGTGTTCTTTTGCATGCTATCTGCTGCCATGTTCCCTCCTATTGAGTCACGTTAGCCAAAGGAGCCTCGCCCAGTTCCAGCATCGGGGCAGTAACCGCCGTGGTGTCCGTCCCGTTGGTGTAGTAGATCTGGTCTCCCGCAGACAGAAGAATGCCTCCACCCGCCGCAGTAGCGGCAGCAGCAGTAAAGTTCTGCCTGGCTTCCGTTCCGTTGGTACCATTGGCAGCAGCTACCGCGAACGTCTGGAATGTCGTGGTAGTTGTGCCTGATACCCGGAACGGCTGGATCAGCGTTGCCGCTGTGTAAGTGTTAATTGCCGTGGTACTGGAGCCAGTTGACAGGAACGTGGTAGTGGTCGTATAGGTGGAAGTCCCGGCCGTAACCTGACGGGCACCGATGGACCACAGGACTTCATTACCTCTTGCGAAGTAGATTTCCGATGTTCCACCAGAACCAGCCGTGGTCTTGGTCATGGGAGCTGCCCACCTCGAGACATATACCGCGTTGTCGTAGGCCGCGTTCTTGAGTGTTTGAAAAGGACCTGCCATCTTCGTTTCTCCTTAAGTGGTGCTGTCCCACTTCACTACGCGAGTATTAATCGCAAGTGTGTGTACAATGCCAAAGCCACCAAGGTAGTACCAGGCAACACCCTTGGACCGTCCATAGTCCGTCGGAATCTTTCCCCTCATCTCTTCGGGAATAGCCATTGCCTCAGCAATGGTATCGTTCCCGAAGAAGAAGATCCAGTCAGACTTAGCGTTGGACCACGCAGTCGTAGTGATACCGTCAGTGCCGGTACCCTTAGCCACGTTAGTCTGCTCCACATACCTGACATTTTCATACCGGCCAATCTCCCCGTTCATAATCAGCTTGAAGCCCGTATCCGAGTACTGGTGGATGGTCTCCAAGTTGTTCTTGAACGTGCGAAGAGTCGTAGGCCATGCCAGGGCGTAGTAGTCATCCCCGATGTAGGCCGGGATGTTGCGCTCCTTCATGGTATCCACGATGGACTTGGCGTAGGAGTTGTTGTAGGCGTCGTTGTTGGCAGTATTAGCCGTTCCATTAGTGGTCAGGACAATAGCCCCCGTGGCAGACGAACCGCCAGAGGGCACAACACGCAGCAGGGTCGTATTGAACTGAGCCCAAGCCGCTCTATCGAACGTCTTGACAGCATCGTTCTTCAAACCCTTCTGGATAATCTCGATAACAGGGAACTTGGACAGGTTGTCCAGCTTCCCCGAATACGGAATGCTATTCCCGTACTCTGTAATGGTTAATGTTCCCTGAGTGATAGTCAGGTTCGTTTCCGGCATGGTGTTGGTTTCAACCAGCACCGCTCCGGGTGTCGCGACATCACTAATAACATCCCACGTGAAGGTATCGCCCTTCTTGCGTCCTTGTTGGCTGGCATCACGAACGTCTGCAAATTGCCGGAACTTAACCAGCGGTTGCACGTTCATCCGTAGTACGTTACTAAGTTGCCGCGAGTACAAGAAGCCGCCCAAACTGGATACGGCCCATACTTGACCCGCCATGTATCTAACCTCCTAGATGCGTCTGGTACCGCCTCCGTGCTGTCTCTTGTATAGCGCGTTGGTGGTATTCTTCCTCAGACATATTGTCATCATCCTCTACAACACTCCCGTTCTTCATTGAAGCCTGCGGGAGGTTCTTGAGGGTCCGTTTCTTCTGTTCCACTTTATCAGTGAACTCCGGACTAGTACCTCTCCACTTCCTGACTTCCTCGCCCACCTTACGATAGCGGTCCATATAAGAAGTGAACGACCTTTCGGCGTTCTCGATCTTCTTAAGGTCCTCGTCGATCTGGGTGGCGATCATCATCAGTTTAGGGTCGGATGCAATATCCTTGTATTCCTGAGAAAACCACTTCCTGGCATTGTCTACCTCCATATCATCCTTGATCTGGGCTCGCAAGACGTCTGGTTTGATAGTCTGCTGCGATCCAATCTTGGCAATACGGGCTTTCAATGCTTTGGCTGCGGTATGTTCGTCTCCCACCTGTAGAACTCTTACCAGTTCAAGGTCCTCATCGGATACTTGATCCTGTTCAGCGTCGGCATTCGCCAATGGCTGTTCGAGTCTCAGTCGGGTTTCGGCCAAGAGAAGATCTGCTTCCCTCTTCTTCTCAGCCAGGTACCTATCGGCCGCTTCCACCTTCTGGGCGCGTTCGATAAGTTCTGCTTCAGTCAGGTCTACCTCCTGACCGTTAACCTTGATCTTGAATGTCTTGGGCCTCTCGGGCTCGGCATGCTGTGCCGGCTGGGTCTTCAGGACGGTCTTCAGGGTGTCATCCGTGACCGCATATGAGTCAGAGACCCCACCATCAAGATCGTCGTCGGGTGGACCATCATCCACCTTGAACTCCATACCCTGGTCCTGATGTTCCTTGGAGGTCAGGAACTCCGCATTCCTTGCAATCCTCTCCCTAGCATTCATCTGACGCTGGTTATTGCTGGAGTTGATGTCGCCCTTCATTTCCTCCAGGTTATGGAGGTTTTCCCGGTCGTTAATCATCGTTCTAACATTTCCTCTTCAGCATATTGTCCCTCATTAATGGCATCCACCAGCCATTGCCTGAAACTCTCACACTTCCAAATCTCCGCCTGCAAATCCCTGACACGTCTCTCCCTTAATGGGGACACCACCTTAAGAGCTTTGTAGGCATTCTGGCATCTTTCATCCGCTCTTGCAAGTAAGTACTGACCAACATCGGACTTAAGGAACATGTCCGCCTGTTTTCCAAGGATGGCAGTCTCCATCAGGAGGTTACGCTGCTCGGACTCATCCATGGCATTCCTCTATAATTCTCTGGATGTGTACTGACATACCAACTAAGCCTGTAACAATCATACCTAAAAGAGCAAAAGCCCCTAGAAACCTCCAGAATCCCCCCAAGACATACTTAATAATCTCCTTCATGCCTTAGCCTTCTGAGTCGGGTGCTTCTCTGCAAACGCCTGTTTCCTCTCGTTTAGCTGAGATGTCTTCTCGGCCAAATGAAGCTTAGCCAACTGCTCCAGCACAAACTTCTTAAGCTCCATCTGCAGCTTCTGGATATCCGCTTCATGCTTCAAGGCTATCTCATGAGCCTTAAGCGTATGCGTATGGACAGGATCCAAGCCTGCAGGATGAGCGATTGCAGCCGCAGTCTCCCTTGATCCAGCCGATATCTTAGCCACCTCCACCTTGGTCTGATTATCCTGGGTTCGATCTTGTATCTCCTTGCCTAGCTTCTGGATGAACTGCATGGCCTGTTGTAACTTGCCCTGTAGATCAGCCACCGCTGGATTGTCGTTGGTCATGAACCGGGTTCCATCCTGATATCCCAGATGCCCGAATATCTCCTTGCCAACCTCCTGGATATTCATGAGACCCGGGGGAGTGCCCTTGATGATATTTAGGAAAGCACTAACCCCGATCACGAACTTCTGAAGCTTGCTTGAGGGATCAGTAGCCCCCATACCCACGTTAACCCTGGTCGTTAGTTCCTGGTTAAGAAGGTTGTCGGTGATATGTGCAATCCCGTATCTTTGGTATATCCTAGCCTTCTCCCCGCAAAGAGCCAGTATCTTGTCATCCGTCTCGTAATGCTGCTCCAGCTTGATCAGGAGCTTCATGACCGGCAGTACAAAGGTTTCCACATAGGTACGGAGCAGGTACTCCGTCATCATGCTGGAGGGCGCCGTGAGCATCTGGGCGCCATGTACGGTGTCTGCTAGCTTTCCAGTCCTTGGGAGGTTAACGGCATTGAAGTTTCCAAGCAGTTCGTCTGCCTCCGAGTTCAGCCGGTCCTGCTCCTGAAACGAAGATGCAGTGACATCGGGCCAATTCAGCTCTCTTATATCCCCTTCCGGGTCGTCTGCTGTTACCACGCCTCCAGGTACGTTCCTTGTAAGCCCGGCTGTGTCTACGTTCCTGTTGCGGCGCACTATCCATTTCTTGTTAAGGACAAACTTTACGTTGTCCATCCTCTGATTGGTTACTTCGTTAATCTCGTCGAAGAGTTGCTTCCCGAGTTCTGCCAGGCTCGGTGGCATGCTTGTATGTGTTTCAAGTATGCAGTTTCCGAGAACATAGTCCCGTTGGCCATGCCAAGTGGATACTTCAAGTGGCTGAGGTGAAGTGAGTATAGCTTGATCGGCAAGCGTATAAAACTCCCAATCCACACCTCCCCTACGGTGAATGTGACGCTGTATCCAAACAACCGAATAGTCCTGAATCGAGCGGTTCGTAGCATAGGCATCCTCCCTCCCCCTCTCCCTGACTGCCCTCGTGGTGTCCGGCATGCTGTCCTGGGCTTGCTTAATCATGTTGTCGCCCAGCGGCTTCCACTCAGGCGCTCCAGTCTTGGCATCCGGGGTGTTCATCTTCTGCTTTACATCGCAGACATACATTGGAAGCAAATGGATGATGTAGGGAGAGGAATTGATAGGGTCCAGCCAGCTCGCTGCCGGGTCCCAGCGGATGTTCTCCAGAGGCACCAGATCGACCGCTGGCTTGTCCTTCTTGATATTCCCCCTGTGGTCCTGCTCAAACTCCCAGTACACCCTGGCAGCCACCGCACCCGTCTTCTGGGCATCCTGTAGACCACCCAGACATACCTGGAACCACTTCAGAGACTTCTCTAGTCGGTATTGGAGAAGCTCCTTGTTGATGGCGGCTGAGGCGAGCTGGAGCTTGTCCCCTTGGTTCTCGGCCGTAATATCCACAACATCAACGTTAGAAAAGAAAGCAGCAGCAGCAGCAGCTTCATTCTTCCTCTCTATCGACCTCATCTTGGGCCGGTAAATGTTACTTCGCTTCTGGTAAGCCTGGGAGCTGTACTTGGAATCTTGGGCGTGCTGGCTGTTAAACGCCCGGATGCTGTCTTCGATCCTCTTGCGGTAGTTGGTATCGAAGAAGTTGGTACTCGAGCGCCAGGTCTCCTTGGCCACCCGCATCCAGTCATAAGACTGGTCCGCCCACTCCCGCTCAGGAGCTTCAATATCCTCATCGCCAGCCTCCGCGCCGGGGAGAGGCTCTCCAGGCACAAGATCACCAAAGACCCTAGAGCCTTCAAGAGGCTGATAGTCCTTGGAAGACAGCTCCGGCTTTGTATGCCGCTGAGGGTCTTCTATATGTGTCGGCTGCGCCCGTTTATCTATTTCCCACATTCTTCAATTACCTGATTCCAAACAGATAAATCCTCCATAGTTAATGCACGGTAGCCTTCGAACTTATCCCGTATGTGTACAGGATTAAGCTCCTGTGGTGTATACGGTATATCAGGTACAGTATACAGGTCTAGTGGATTGGTTTCCATATCTTAGGATCTGATCCTTCCAGTTCTTTCGGCATACTGCCATCCCATTTACCACGTCTCAGCCTTGCCCTCTCCAGCAGCTCTCCACCGGCCAGCATGGCATTGTGGGCCAGTACGCCATAGTCGCTGTCATCCTTCAGCACGAAGCCGTAATGGGAGCCTAGGGCAAGGTTCTTGACCACCAAAGCCCCTCCCTGCCAGCTCACCATCCACAGGTGGCAAGGATAATGCTCCTGGAGCTTCTCCCCTACAATCTTTGCCTTCTCCATCATCAGAATATCATCCTTTGAGGTGATATCGTTAACGATGAACTTGGTATCGCTCAAAGGAAAAGCCCTACAAGAAGAGTAACAAGTGCTAGACCACCTAGGGCGATAACCACCATTCCATGGATATCCACACTATTCCAGTAATCAATCATGGTCATTTTAAGCCCTTTCAATGTCCTGAGTTGACGCCCTGTACCTTTTCATATGTTCTCATGCCTCCGAGGCCCAACATCCCTAGAAGAAGGGGCATCATGGTACCTAGATCTAAGGATGGGAACGCTACAGGATGTCCAGCAAGAGTGGCTAGCCAGCCCCCTACAGGCCCCAGGACGAACTGAACGGCGAAGGCGCTGGCGCATATCCACCCCACGAAAGGACGCCATCCAGCCACGAATAAAGAGGTGCTGGAGGCTTCTGCCTTGTTGGTCTCTATCTGAGCTGCCGAGGCTTGGTACTGAAGCAGCATTACCTGCAATTGTGCAGCAGCAGCATCCTTCTCGGTTTGGGCTTTATCCGGTAAGAACTTGTTTATTACCGTTGTAGCTAGGTCGGCTATCTCGCCAAATACTGTAAGAATCATGAATCCTTGCCCTTGTTAGCCTCGAGGCAGTGTGTGTAGACACTGAACCCGAAGTCCGTAGGATCTTGGGGCTTGCTCTCCCAGATATATTTCAGCATCCCATCCAGCATATCCTTGCCGGCCTGATCCTGTAGGATGCATTTATCAGCTCCGTTCTCCTTTACGCAGGACTCGGAAGCATTCTGGAAGACCTTCTTGGCATCTTCCAGGCTCATCCCCTTGTTCCTCATATCCTGAGCCGCAGCAATAACGTTCCCGAGGGTGCCGCAGCCATCCTGCTTGACCGGAAAGGTCAGATCCTTTGCGCTAGCGACAGCAATGCACAGGAGAAGAAGCACAAGAGCAAAAACCAGATCAGGGAATAGTAATTCATGTTTATCCTTCATCAGAATCTCCAGGCTAATTGCATACCCACAAAGTCAATAGAGCTGTTAGGCTTGCACCACAGGCAGGAATAATGCTGCACTCCAAGCCCAAGTTCCAGCTTATCCGTTACGGCCCAGTTTACCCCCACCTTGTTAGAGAACATCCATGCATGACCATGCTTCTGGGCCCCAAAGGAGGCATGGGACCACACAGAAGGGCCTGTACCTGCCACAAGGTAAACCGAGTCTCCTAGCCTCAACTGACGCAGCAGGAGGGCA